TCGTGGTGAGCGACGCAACGTACTTCACGAAGACGCCGACGTCAAGAACCCACCGTGGATTCGCCTTAAGCTCCATCAGGCACCGTCCCTCCCTTGCTGCGGTCGGTGTCAGGGTCGGCAGTTGGAGCCAACATAAGCTCTTCCGCGTGGACCATGTCTCCGAGCCACTTGTTCACGGCGACGCGCTCATCGTGCCCGTAGCCTTCCCAGTTCGTATCAAACACGACACCTTCCCACCACGCTCGGAGGAGCGCACCAAGCTGCTTGTCCTCCCTCGCCGCGAAATGCATTGTGACGGTCTCCTCTTCCGTGGCGATGCGGCTGTCTGCGACTTGCTCCACGAATTCCCTCGACGTCAGTTCGCCTGCGAGGAAGTCCTTCGCGAGCATCGTCAGGAACTTCTTATCCGTTATTTGCATCTTCCTTCTCCTTCTTCACGAGTTCCGCGGCTTCTCCGATCGGAACCATCTTCCACTCTTCCACCTGTTCGTGGTCCTCCTCCTCAATCGTCCAGTCGTCCCAGCCACAGAGCAGATCCATGGCGGGTTTCATTCTCTCCGCGACTGCGTCGTTGTAGACGTCCCCGCTCTCGTCGATCTCCGCCTCTGCGAGAATCGAAACGGGCATGTCGATGATCTTCACGAGCTTCACGTGGAGCGTGACTGCGATCTTCCGCGTTTCTTCCGTCACTGTGACACCTTCGCTTTCGCCTGGCGCTTCCGCTGTGTGCGAACCGCCCCACACCGATCACAACGCCAATTTGCTTTCTCCGCATCCGTATCCCTGAACATCGATCGTCCGTATTTCAGTGACGCGGTGATGTCAAGCACGACATCCGTCCTTTGTAGTCTACCACCGCAGTGGCAATTTCGTGTCATCGTAACTGTCCTCCTCGTTTCAACGCGTAGACGTAGTTCGTCACCCGGACCTTCGCCTCGTGCGAAGCATCCTCTCCGATGTACTTCCGTAGGCGGGAGAGTTTCTCCTCCGTTGGAAGACCTTTCAGTGAGACACGGAGCGTCTGCCACTCCACGTCATTCACCGCCTCGAGGACTACGTCAATTGAGTAGCTCCCGAAGATGAGATCGTCGTAGTTCACTTCTTCCTCGGCTTTCCATTGGTGCGGACTCGCACGCCTGGACACTCATCGCATCTCCACTCTTCACCCTGACCGAAAGGTAACTGACAAAGGGTGAGATACAGGGCAGGTACGACGTGCCAGCAACTCGCACATACCCCAACCGCACTTCCGGTGGAGAGTGTGAACCACCTACCTAGGAGAAGGGGGTAGAACTCCGTCTCTAGGGTGGGGAAATAGGATTTGATTGGTGGGTAAGTACTCATTGTATATTAATTATACATCCAAAGAGCTGGGACAATCAAGGGTGACGCTTCCCTTACTCCCGACTGTCGTTGTGAGAGATGTCCCGACCGTACAACGTCCGGCCTTTCCGGATTTCGGATTCCGAAGTTTGCGGGCCCCCGCCCCCGCTCCCTTTTAGGGAGGCAATGATGTCGTCGATTTCGTCTACACGAGTTCTCGATTCCACGTGAGCCAACGCTTTCGCTCTCTTCGCCTCTTCCCTCGCCTCTCTCCGTGTGGCTGTTGTTCGAAGGTAGTACGCTTTCATATACTCCTTCGTGCCGCCGACAGGCTTCTCCGTCTGGCTAATGACGAGAGCTGGATTCTCCCTCCAGCAATTGCGAGTGCTCCAGGCAGGGTTGGGGATTCCGTAATGGTCGCCGAGCAACGTGAGAAGGTTGATTTCGAGACCGTCCTCGCGTACACAAATACGTCCTCCCGTTCTGCTTTGATGGAAGTACTGTGGAGTGAGCATCATGACGATGCGATACTTCTCGAGGATGGGCATGAGACTGGCATACATCATTACGTACGTCTTATTCTTCCCCGTAAACGACAGCGTGAGAATCTTCCCATCTTTCGAGGGAAACGCGTTATCCACTCCGTGCATCATTACACGGTGTCTGTCATCGTGAACGTCGGGAAATCTAATAACGCCCGCTGTCATGTCCACCGCGACGCGTCCACTGACTCTTCCGTCTACACCGTCCGAGCTGTCGCCCGATCCAGCACGTTGGTGCTGGTCTTCTGTGGGGTTCCCCCACGAAAGTACAAACCTACTGTTAATGTCGACTGTCACCGTGAGGAGGTTACCTTGTTTGTCCATGCTGATGTCTCCATAGGTCTAAACTTACAACATTATTATACTCCAGCTAGCATTTGGAATTCAACCTCAATTAAGTTCTCCGTTCAATTCAACTCCGCTTCACGATCTCTTCAACAATCCCTATCGTAACTCTTTGCAAACAAAGGACTTCAGCACGTTCCTTCGCTTAAATCATGACGCTCCTGTCTCAATATATAAACCAACAATCCTATATATGTTAAAAACAACATATACACACACACACACACATACATACAATGCATGTATAATTGGAATTAACATATAAAAGATCTTTAGATTGAGCGAGTTACATAGCATCGGGTTGAAAGTAATCTCAAATAATCGTTAACCTGAACCTCAATTTTGAATTCCATGACGCCGAAACGTGAAACGTGGTGGAGAATGCAGCATTTTCGAGTGTCCGCGTGAGTTTTTCCCGCCGAGTTGGGTCCAAGATGCCGGGTTGGGTTTGCAGATGCACCCCAAATGGGGTGGACGCCGCGGGCAGTATGCGGGGAACCCGAAGACACGGCAGCGAAGCTGTCCGTTTTGACGTTCTCTCAAAAAAAGGGAACGCCACCGAAGTGACGTTCCCCTCTCCCCCGGACTGCCTAGCTCTTGCTCTTGATCTGAGCCTCGAGCTTCGACAGATCCCCGCCGCCGCGAACGTAGGCCTTCTCGAGCTCATCGAGACGAACCTTCATCGTCTTGCGCTGAGCCGACGTGACGACCTGACGTGACTTGCGATAGATCACGTCGTACTCACCACGGTTCAACATCTGAACCACGGTAGCCGAGTCGTAGTGCTTCTTGAGCAACGCCAACGCCTGCTCAGCAGTTTCCGCACCCGACAGTTTCGTGTCAACGGCTTTCTCTTTCACGGTAACCTCCTTCAAGGTTAAGAAGCTAGACAAGATCGTCTACTTCATATCCTACCACTTCTCTCACGTATGGATCTAACGAACTACCCACCCTGCCTCTACAGCACCTCCTTCGACTCTTCGGACTTGGCTTGCGGCTCACTCCAGAACCGATCTACCTTCATGCCGATCAACTTGACGATCGATCCGTCGTCCTTCGTGACGCGAATCTCGAATCGTCCCTGGATCACTCCGCGGCGTACGTCGACGTGTGTGAACTTGGTCCACGGCTTCTCGTCTGCTGACACCGCCTTCTTCTTTCTGACGCTCATGCTGTCTCCTTCCTACATTCCGAAGAACTTCTTCACGGCTTCGATCGCGTCCTCGTCTGACATCGGCGTGATCGAGCGATAGTCTGTCTTCCACATCTCCAACGCTTCCGTGGGATCTGTGCCTCGTGTCGTGATCGCGCGAAGCAACCTCTTATCGGCTGCTCTACGGCGACGTTCCATCTCTTGTGACTGCTTCACTCCCATGAGATATTGCAGACAACGCTCGAGTAGCTCCAGGCGTACCGTTCCGTTCATCACTCTGTCTCCTTCGTACCGAACGCATCCTTGACGATGCACATCCAATGTGCCGACACCTTGATCGCGACTTCTCTCTCCGACAACGGCTTCTTACAAATGCTACACAGGACTTCCGTCTTCGGGCTCTCCGGTTCGCAGTCGTCGTCGAAGCATCCCAACGCTCTCTCGAGAACGTCCAACGCTGTCGTCTCGATGCTCAGCTCGTCGTGATGATTCTCGATCGCGTTCTTCACCAGCTCGAACGCGAACCGAATACTAACGCTATACACGACTCCAGGCTGATCCTTGTATCGAAGCTCGGTCTCTCCTAGGTCTCTATTGTCGATCTCTACGTCTGTGTCGTCGATGTATACGACGTTCTCGTTCATGACCAATACCCTTTCTTCTCCATCCACATCCTGCTCATGTAGTGCGCACGCCGATACGCCACGCGCTTCGTGAACGATCGCTTCTCCACGGTCCAAGCTACCCAGATGACTCCCCACAGCACACACACGCATGATCCTACGAGCATATTCAACAGCATTCTATCACCTCACATCCTACCACTTCTCTTGCGTATAGATCCAACTACGCGACCCCTCACCCCCAAACAACTTTAGTTCCAACTTTAGGTTAGGACCTTTCTCAAACCTACCATGTTTTGGGGGCATGGCATTCAAACTTTCGTTTTGCAATCTTCCGTGCGGCAGTATACTTAGACGTAATCCGTTAAATCCCACTTTCACGGGGACAGCCGAAATGGCCACTTTAGGCGACAATTCTCTCACACCGACAGTCGAGTATCCTGATCCCGTGCGTCACGAGTGGCGTATGATGGCAGAGCTTCGGTTGCGTATGCCAGACATTGCGGTGAAGGAAATCGCGAAGGCCTTAGGCTACGCTTCTCACACTGTCCGGGCGTGGAGTCGCAATCCCGCGTATCAGCGGTATGAGAATTTCGTCATCAAGAAGCAGCTCGACGAGCTTCCGCCGTCCAGCCTTCCAGGCAAGACTGTTGCGCAGGTCTTCTCGGAGTATGAAGTGGAGATGGCCGAGCGACTCATCGATATTTGCCAGACTTCCTCCGACGAGAAGCTCTCGGCGCAAATCGCGCAAGATCTCCTCGACCGCGCAGGCCATGCTCCGAAGCACCGTGAGAACGTTCGTCCCCTCATTATCAATCTCGGGAATGACGTTCTGCAGATGTTCCAGCGGCGTGCACTCGAAGCAGGATTGGTTGCGATAGATGGACATACTCTCGAAGAAAGCACACGATAAGTTCTTCCGCGAGGAACTTCTCATCTCCCCTCCGACGTCAAGTCAGGGAGATGAGCTGCGTGGCTTTCTGCGCGAGAATGGAATTAAGTCGCTCTACTTCTTCGCCACCGCCATCTTGAAGTGGGACCTTCTTCAGGAAGACCCTCACCTTCCGATGTGCAGCTTCATTCAGACGCCGAACGATCCTCCGCTCGCCCGCTTCCGTAAAGTACTTCTCGTCCCTCGAGACTGTTACAAGTCGACCATCGGAAGTAAGTCTCTTCCTCTCTGGTATCTCATCCAGCCGATGCTTGAAGGGATACCCGGTCGAGAGCATCGCATTCTCCTCTGCAGCAGCGCCAGCACGAACGCGATGAAGCAGATCAAGTCGATTCAGACGCAGGTCGAGCGGAATCAAATCCTCTCGTGGGTGTATCCCGAGATCATTCCAGATCTCTCCCGGACGACGTGGACGCAATCGAACCTCCTCTTTCCGAGAGACGGGATGTATGGCGAAGACACAATCGAAGCTGCTGGTGTGGATTCCCATATTGTCAGCCGACATTACACCATCCAAATCAAGGACGACCTCGAAGACAAGCAGAGCTTCGAACAGCCCTCTGTGCGAGAGAAGGTCAAGTCCTTCTACAAAAGCGCGGAAGCGCTCTTCGTCGACGAGCAAACGTCGATAGACATCCTCATCGGGACTCGTTGGGGAATTGACGACCTCTACGCGGATATTAAGGAGAGTGAGAGTGGGACATATGCCTTTTACACACGGCCGTTGCACTGGACTCAGGAAGATCTCAAGCGGGACATTCGTCAGGCGGAGGAAGTAGGGAAGCCTCCTATCTACGACATGATCCCTGAGGAAAGTGCTCCGGAAGAGAATAAGACGTACTATTTCTTCCCTAAGCTTTTTCCTGAGGAGTCATGCGAGAGAATCAAACGGAAGCAGGGATCGTTCATGTACAGCATGCTCTATATGAACAATCCAAGGGATCCGGCTCTGGCGGAATTTCGCGAGACGGATCTTCGCTACTTCTCTTTCGACAAGGAAGGGAACCTGGTCATCGAGGACACGGACAACGCAAAGTTCGACACCGTATCCTTCGACAGCCTTACTCGTGTCATGTTCTGGGATCCTGCACTTGCGGAACGCGAGCTCAAGAAACGCAGCCGCAACGCGATGATTGTGATGGCGCGGGACAACCGCAGTCGCCTCTTCATTCTCGACGCTTACGCGGAGTATAAGAATCCCGGGTTTCTCTTCTCGAAGTTCATCTCCCTGCACCAGAAGCATCGCGTGCATAAGGCCGCTATTGAGGATGCCGGATTCCAGCGCATCCTCAAGTTCCCTCTCTACCAGCGAATGAAAGAGTTGAACTACCACTTCCCGGTAGAGGGTGAGCCGCCGATCGGAGATAAGGATGCTAGAATTCGTAGCCTCATTCCCTACGTCGAGACTCACGACCTTTTCATTCGACGGGGGCTCACGGACTTTGTTGAGGAGATTAGAGGATTTCCTGTTTTCCCGACCAAGGACCTGGTCGATGGAGCAGCAGCTTGTCTTGCCGTTCTCAGCAAAGCTGGAGACGCTAAACAGACTGCTTCAAGTCCCTTCCAAGCACGACATCACCGACACCTTCAAGCAGTGAACGACCAGGCGCTCTCAACGCGTAGTCCAATGACGGGGTATTAATATGGCGAAACGCCAAGTGAAACTCGATGACGAAGAACTGGAGAAGGACGATGCCGAATCCCAAGAAAAGCCGAAGAGGAAGCAAGCCCCGAAAAAGCGCAAAGCGGTCGTAGCGGCGGCAAAGCCGAAGAAGGAAGAGGCTCCGAAGAAGGCGAAGAGTGATCGTCCGATGAGCGTCGGCGGGATTATCATCAAGACCGCGGCAGAGCGCCAGTCATGGGAGAAGGATGCTCCGTGGCACCGGAAGAACAATTCGGAGTCGAGGTTCAGAGACCATGCCCCAGATCGTCGCACCAAAGATTGAGCTGACCGAGGAGCAGGAGAAGGCGTTAGAAGCGCAGGTTCACGCCGCGCTTACGGACGCTCTCACCGTCCATTCTCACCGGGAAGATCACCTTGCCTCGCTCCTGAAGGCGTATAAGAGAGTGCCTGAGCACACCTCGAAGGACTTCCCTTGGCCAGGCGCCTCGAACGTCGTTGTGCCCCTCGTTCAGATCGTCGTGGATGCCATTGTTGCCCGCCTGATGAAGAGCGTCTTCGGCGTCAAGCAGCAGTTCGAGGTCGAAGTCAAGAGCCCGGAGTGGGAGCCCAAGGAAAAGGACATCCGGGACTGGTGCGAACACTTCTTCAGCGTTAGCGGAAGTCGCGATCGTCTCCGCGGAATCTTTTACGACCTCGCGCTTTACGGTGAAGCCATCGTCAAGCCGATGTGGGTTGAGAAGAAACGCGTCATGCACCAGTACGATCAGACTGGGCAGATGGTCGAGAAGGAGATCGTGGACTATGAAGGACCGGTCTGGCATACGCCGGCTCCTGCTGACATCATCGATCCTCATGGTTTTGATGAGTGGGATGAGTTGCCCTGGGTCGCTGAGAGGCTGCGTTATACGAAAGGCGTTCTCATCCGAGACGCAGAAGACCTCGGGTATGAGAATATCGAGGAAATTGTCTCACATGCCCGGCCCCGTGACGACGCTCGGTATAAGATGAGTGCGGAGGTCCAGCATAAGGAAGGGGAAGTTCAGAACCCCGACTGGCCCATCACGCTCTACGAGATGTGGGGCTACCTCGAAATTCCTCTGACATACGAAACAGGTGCTGGCGAGCCTTCGAAGGAGACGACGAAGTGGTGTGAGGTCATTCTCACCTACAACCTCGAGGCGCGGAAGTTCGTGAAGAAGGTCTACAACCCCTTCTTTGGTCGTGCCCGCTTCCTTCGAAAAATCCCTTACCTTGTCCAGGCGCACGAAGTCCATGGTCTTGGTGCCGCAGAACAAGCGCTTCCCTTTCAGATTCAAGCGAGCACCGTCCACAACCAAATTATCGACGCAGCCACTGCCGCCAACGGCGGCATAACGATTGCGAGTCCCGAGTCGAACATCGGGGCAGGCGAGCGAGTGCATCCTGGCAAAACGATCGTGGATCCGAACCCGGATAAGGTGAGGATCCTCCATCTTGCGGAAGCCAGCAGCACTTTGCAAAACATGCTCCCCCAGATCATTCGACTTGCGGAGACCTCGACAGGCGTGTCCGCATATAATCTAGGCATGGAGAGCGCCATCGTTGGCAGTCAGGCTACAGCAACTGGTACTACGGCCCTGATCAACGAAGGTAACCAGAGATTCTGGGTCTCCATCGATGATATGCGTGACGCGCTTGTCGAGATCCTCTACCTCACGATTCAGCTCGTGCAGCAGATGAGCCCGGAGGGCGTGAAGATTACGGAAGACAGGATGATCGTCTTCCCACAGGGCGACGTGCGTACCGCTATCGGCCTGAAGCTGAACATGGCGTCGGAATCCCTGAATAAGGACGTGGAGCTGCAAAACCTCCAAGTCCTCATGGCAGTTCTCAACGAGTACTACGCCCGTATCATGAACGCGTCGGCGATGATCTTCAATCCACAGTTCCCACAGGAACAAAAGAGCGCCGCAATCCAAGTCATGCAGAGCGCTCACGACATCGTCAAACGCTTCGTCGAACGCTTCTCGGTGGAGAACGTCGACACAATCGTCCCGAACATCCTTCAGATTCTGCAGGGTGCTCAGCAGCAGGGTCAGCAACCAGGAC